TCACTTTAGCCGTTCACGGGCCGTCTTCGCCTTATGGCACGGCCAGCACAGGCTCTGCAGATTGCTGTCGGCATCTGTGCCGCCATGCGCTTTAGGAATGATGTGGTCAACGGTTTTCGCCTCACGCACCACACCGGCACGCAGACATAACTGACACAGGCCTTTGTCACGCTTGAGCACACGTTCACGGATAACATCCCATTTCGAACCATAACCGCGCTGGTGCCGGGACTGGCCTGGCTTGTATTGCTTCCAGCCTTCGCTTTTGTGGCTTTCACAATAGCCTGACGGATCTGTGGTGGTATGGCGGCAACCGCGAACACGGCAGGCTTTTGGGATTCGTGGCGGCATATGTACTAATCTCCGATTTATCCAAATTTCACTGCCATAATGCCGACATTCTCTGCCATTATTGGCTCCGTTTATCCGTTAAAAGGGATATCAGTTAAGTTATCCCGTGCAGGGTATAAGCCATTGTCGAGACCACTCATTGAATGGCCTCTGCAATAACCGATGTCTTTCCATCAGTCCGCCACCACAAAGAATCTTTTTTGCCATAAGGCTGGAGGTTCATCTTTCAGTGGCTGCCAGTGTTATTTCCCCACTTACTGGCTTGGGTTGTTTCGTGGTACTGCCGCAACTGGTGGTGCACAGACTTAGTTAAATCTGTTCTCGCCTGAACTATCTTTTACATACCCGGATTGTGGGGATGTAAATCACGGTTTCATTATCAAGCCCACCCGTAGATGGGCTTTGGAATGGTCACTTTGGCAGTCCGGGGATCGATATTTGCGCCTGCTGCTCAAGCCTTTCGATTCTTGCTATGAGTTGAGGTTTTTTGATCCTGCCCCAGCGGTTCAGCAAGCGTCCTGACATACTGGCAACATCCTTTTCCTTCATGAACTCCAGCATTAACTCGTTGTGCTCTCTTTGGTATGAGTGAGCCATCTCCATCAGCCTGTCACGCATCCAATTAAATGCTTTGATAAACGCCTCTTTGATGGCGGCAGCTTTTTTGCCGGTAAACGACATGATGATGTACATCGCACCGTCTTTGGAAATTTCATATTCAACATACTGATTACCCTTGTGTTCATAGGTAACCCGCGAAAAGTTGCTGGTTAGAAATTCATCCGAACAGTCTAGCTTTTCGATTTTCTGAATGATGTGGTGATGCTGCTTGTCGAAGTAAGCTGCTACCTTGCGGGAGGTTGTGATCACGCGATCACCAGAAACAACCACCATGTCCCGGAAATCGAGATTAGCCAATTGATGATTCATAGCGTCTTTACCTTTTAGAAAGTGAGCCTGTCTCACAGAAAAGCCGTCCCGAGATGGTCGCCACCATATACGGCAGTTCTCAGGCTCAACTTTCTGAAAGGCTCGGGTGATGTAATATGCGCGTGAGATGCGCTGTGAAATTCAGATGTAAAAAAGCCCCGCATCGCGAGGCTCATTAAATGGACTTTGTGATTTGCAAAAAAATTATTTCAGGCACTGAGTCCTGATGTATTCCTGCAGGTAGTTAACCTGCGCGGTTATCCTATCGATTCCACTTCTGAGACGGTAATAATTGAGTTCAGCATCTGCTGTAAGTCTTGGGCTTTCTCCATCGCCCATGCTGCTGGCTCCGGTCGTTGGCTTTGCACAGGTGGCGGCGACTTGCAGGCGCTTACGACCAGCAGAAACATCAGCACGGAGGCTTTCGATAGTCGCGTTAGCATCAGCAAGCTCCTTTGTGTATCTGGCGTCGAGTTCTGCTACATCACGTTGACGCTTCTGCATATCAGCGATAATGGATGTGGCTTTATCGCGCTGTTCTTTGTAGGCGATTGCATTATCACGGTAATGATTAACAGCCCATGACAGGCAGACGATGATGCAGATAATCAGAGCGGAGATAATCGCGGTGACTCTGCTCATACCTCAATCTCTCTGACCGTTCCGCCTGCTTCTTTGAATTTTGCAATCAGGCTGTCAGCCTTATGCTCGAACTGACCGTAACCAGCCCCCGGCAGTGAAGCCCAGATATTGCTGCAACGGTCGATTGCCTGACGGATATCACCGCGATCAATCATCGGTAAAGCGCTACGTTCCTTAATCTGTTGCAGTGCCACAGCGTCCTGGCTTTTCGGAGAGAAGTCTTTCAGGCCAAGCTGCTTACGATAGGCATCCCACCAACGGGAAAGAAGCTGGTAACGTCCGGCTGCTGTTGATTTGAGTTTGGGGTTTAGCGTGACAAGTTTGCGAGGGTGATCGGAGTAATCAGTGAATAGCTCTCCGCCAACAATGACGTCATAACCATGATTTCTGGTTTTCTGACGTCCGTTATCAGTCCCCTCTGACCACGCCAGCATATCGAGGAACGCCTTACGTTGATTATTGATTTCCACCATCTTCTACTCCGGCTTTTTTAGCAGCGAAGCGTTTGATAAGCGAACCAATCGAGTCAGTGCCGATGTAGCCGATGAACACGCTCGTTATATAAGCGAGATTACTACTTAGTCCGGCGAAGTCGAGAAGGTCACGAATGAACCAGGCGATAATGGCGCACATCGTTGCGTCGATTACTGTTTTTGTAAACGCACCGCCATTATATCTGCCGCGAAGGTACGCCATTGCAAACGCAAGGATTGCCCCGATGCCTTGTTCCTTTGCCGCGAGAATGGCGGCTAACAGGTCATGTTTTTCTGGCATCTTCATGTCTTACCCCCAATAAGGGGATTTGCTCTATTTAATTAGTAATAAGGTCGATTACTGATAGAACAAATCCAGGCTACTGTGTTTAGTAATCAGATTTGTTCGTGACCGATATGCACGGGCAAAACGGCAGGAGGTTGTTAGCGCGACCTCCTGCCACCCGCTTTCACGAAGATCATGTGTAGAAGGCCGCAGCGTAACTATCACTGATGAATTCAGGATAGCCAGTGGCTACGGCTCAGTTATGGTGCTGGTTAACGGACTTGAACCGCTACCCATTCGCTTACAAGGCGACTGCTCTACCATTGGAGCTAAACCAGCATGTTTGGCGGGACAGCGTGGGCTCGAACCACGATAAGAAGGTTAACAGCCTTCCGTAATGACCTTTATACGACTGACCCAAATAAAAAAAGCCACCGTTGCAACTTAAGAGTCACTAACGGCATCTTATGCCAATAGTGTTGCTCATTTGCTCAATGATGTCAACACGTTCTATGCTACATGTTTAATTTTCTCTACACGTTTCCGATTTTTAAACGCACTATCCAGAACCGGGTAAATCATAAACAACGAGGCATTAAGGATTTCGTCAACTTCCCGTCGACAGGTTGCGAGCGACGGTTTTTGAATGCGCCCGCCGCCACGGCATAACATCTTGCGAGGTCTTGCGACGCGATGATAGTAAGATGCAATGGCGTGCTTGGAAGAGCCATGAGCGTAGTAGCTGAGGAGGATTCCAAAGGCTTTCTTGTCAATGTACATGACGGAATCGACGACCTGAGAAATCAACATTCCATCATCATCATTACACATTGGCCTTGTCATAACTCTTCCCGGCTCTACGCTCTCCATGAACTTCGCTATTACGCTGCTCATGCGCTTTTCCAGACGACCTGAATAAACCCATGCGCCCCACAGTTCAAGCCAGCCATTCAGCCACTCATGCTGTTCTTTGGTGAGGTTTAGTTCTCTTATGCCCACGCGCCTTCTCCCTGTACCTGAATCAATGTGAGATTTCCGCAGAACACTGCCCCAGTATCGATATACATCTGGTTGGCAAATTTGAGTGGTTTCACTGCTGGCGTATGACCAAAGATAAACGTGTCCGCGCCTTTAATTTCTTTAACGATCCCGTCTTGTGAGTTGCTGATTCGTTCGCGGTTCCAGATTACCTGCTGATGATCAACTGGCTTTCCAAATTCGTATTCGTCACAAGGATAATCGGCGTGGCAGATGACATATTTTTTACCTTTGCTCACCAGTTCGATGATTAACGGAAGTTCTTCTGCTTTATGGGCAAGAGCTTTAGCCAGAATTTCTTTGTCGTAATCGAGATTAAAGAACCAGACACCGCCATTAAGCAGCCAGTGATTGACGTTTCCACGCTCTGATAAGCCATCAATCATCATGTGCTCATGGTTTCCACGTACAGCTCTGAACCAGGGGAATGTGATTAATTCCAGGCATTCAACGTTCTCTGCACCACGATCAACCAAATCGCCCACCGAGATAAGCAGGTCTTTTTTGTTGTCGAATCCAATCGTATCCAGTTTGTTCATCAGGTTCGTGTAGCATCCGTGCAGATCGCCAACTACCCAAATATTTCGGTATTTGCTGCCATCAATTCTTTCGTAGATATTCATGCAGCCTCACTTCTGCTGTTTCGCAGTTTTTTAAGTTTCTGTTGATACTCCGCCTTGATGGCCCTGCACTCTTCGACAGTCCAGCGATGGCGGTTATGGTTTGATTCGATTTCGTCTACTGCTTCCTGCCCGATGCGGTTAATCAGTTCGACGCGATACGGAACGAGATTTCCGCTTTTATGTTGGTTGCACACCACGCATTGCTTGTGAATATTGCGTTCATCAAATCGGAGTTGAGGCGCCGCAGCAGTTGTCCGGTAATGCCCGGCATCCCACTGAGCAGACGTGAGCGTTCCGCACGAGATACATGGTAAGTCGCGGTCTCTTTCTCTGATGAAGGCGTTTACGGCTTGTTGGGCTTGTTTAATCCAGTAACTGCGGGGCTTTAAGGCGAGTTTTCGAATCTTAAGTTTATCTTTCTGTTTCTGCTCCTCTCGTCGTCGTTTCTTCTCTGCTGCCTTTTCCGCTTTTTCGCGTTCTTTGCTTCGTCGTTCGAGTGCTATCTTGGTTCCACACTCTGGAGAGCACCACCACTGATTGGCGAATGCAGGGTGAAACCATTCCCGACATTCATCGTTTTTACATCGTCTTCGCGCTGGTTTAGCCATCGTCTTCTTCCTCGTGCATCGAGCTATTCGGATCGCTCATCAGTTCTGCACAGTTATGGTCTGCCATGGTTTTCATGAAAACCCAGTTCTTTTTCTGCCCTCTTCCTTTCTGCAATAGCGTCAATGATGCTAGCAAATATTCCAAGATATTTGGTGCGCCCATCTACGCATATATTCGCAATCCACTTGCATCTCTCTTTATTGAAATACACTCCAGTCACTCCTGACGAATTGGTTATTTTTCTCTTTTGGTTCTGTGCATTCTGTTGGTGTGTAACCAATCGAAGATTAGATAGCCTATTATCTGACCTTACTCCATTTATATGATCAATTTTATACCCTAATGGAATCTCACCATTATTTATCATCCATATAACGTGGTGAGCATAAGTAATTACACCATCGATAGTTAACATCCTATAACCATCACTCCTAATGTAACCAGCAACACTGCCAACCTTAACATTATTAGAAGGAGACACTTTCCATCTAAGTACACCTAAAACATCATCATATGATAATTTATTTCTTAATTCGTCTATGTTGCTTATATTTCTCATTATGTTCCACCATATTTAAGCATTCATATATACAACGCTCACACACATGAACTTCCAGCACATGCAGCTTCTGACCGCAGTTAGCGCACGTTAAAGCTCGCTCGACACTTCCTTGTTCGTAACTTCGATTTTGGTCAATCACCTTGTTTTCCTCGCACGTTCTCTAAGCCACCGGATATCCCACAGGTGAGCCGTGTAGTTGAAGGTTTTTACGTCAGATTCTTTTGGGATTGGCTTGCGTTTATTTCTGGAGCGTTTCGTTGGAAGGTATTTGCAGTTTTCGCAGATTATGTCGGTGATACTTCGTCGCTGTCTCGCCACACGTCCTCCTTTTCCTGCGGTAGTGGTAACACCCCTGTTGGTGTTCTTTCACATCGGAGACACCATCGATTCCAGTAAGGTTGATTTGGTCGGAAGCGGTTATCTTCTTTGCATTCACCGCACCGATAACATCGCATCATGCTGCCCGATCTCCCCATCTCGCTTTCCACTCCAGAGCCAGTCGCGCTTCGTCTGACCACTTAACGCCACGCTCTGTACCGAATGCCTGTATAAGCTCTAATAGCTCCGCAAATTCGCTTACACGCATCCTGCTGGTTGACTGGCCTATTACCACAAAGCCATTCCCGGCAAGGTTAGGAACAACGTCCTGCTGCTTTAATGCTGCGGTAAACACACACTTCCAGCTTTCTGCATCCAGCCAGCGACCATGCCATTCAACCTGACGAGAGACGTCACCAAGGCAAGCCCAAAGCTTTCGGTTTTGGTCTAAGCTGCGGTTGCGTTCCTGAATGGTTACTACGATTGGTTTGGTTGGGTCTGGAAGAATTTGCTGTACTGCGTGAATAGCGTTTTGCTGATGTGCTGGAGATCGAATTTCAAAGGTTAGTTTTTTCATGACTTCCCTCTCCCCCAAATAAAAAGGCCTGCGATTACCAGCAGGCCTGTTATTAGCTCAGTGATGTAGATGGTCATCAGAATCCTCCTTTCTTCTTGGACTGCGGTTCCTCGCGTTCACGTCGGCGCATTTCAGCAGACTGTTGGTCTGTGTCATAAATAGCGCCATTTGCCTGAATGCAATACACCGTGCCGGTATTGCCATGACGATTGAGACGAAGGATTAGTTCAGTTTCACCAGGTGGAACACTGTCATCAAAAGCGCCTTCACGATGGATCCCGACCCAATAATCGCAATCCTGTTCAATCTGCCCTGTATCTCGTGAGTCACTTGGTAATGGGCGTTTATTGGTTCTGCTTTCCAGTGCGCGGTTAAGCTGCGTCAGAAGCACAACAACGCAATCAAGCTCTTTGGCAAGGTTCTTCAGTCCTTTGGTGATCATGCCGTAAGCAAGGTCGTTGCGATCGGCCTTCTCAGCGGTCATTAGTGTCAGGTAATCGACCAGAATCATGCCAACACATCCTTTTTCTCGCTTGATTCGACGGCTTTCGCTGACGATTTGAGCCAGAGATAATCCCGGCGTGTCGTCGATGTAAAGCAGGTCTATTTCACTCAAGCGATTGGCTGTTTCTATCGCCCTGTTGAAGTCACCATCGTAATCACCCTGATAGCCGTCATCGGCGTCATTTGTCGCCGGAAGGTAAAAAATATTCGGGTTAACACCAGACTTCTGCCCTACCAGTTTTTCCAGTATCTGATCACCTGGCATTTCAAGGCTGAACATCAATGCGGGCTTTTTCTCATGCACTGCGCAATTGATTGCCATCTGGCTGTATAGCGTCGTTTTCCCCATCTTAGGGCGAGCGCCAATGACAAACAGAGAGCCTTTCACCAGACCTTTCGGTGACAGCATCCTGTCCAGCGATGGGATCCCTGTGCTCATTCCCCGTTGTTCGCCTGACGGGTCAAATCGCTTCTCAAGGTCGCTAACCCAGTCTTCCATGACCTCACCAAATGAGCGAAGGCCGCGACGCGATCCGGTTTTTGCATGGTCTGTCAGTTGCGTGAAAATCGACTGAATAGCTTCGTACTTCTGCGTTGCAGTCATTCCGTTGCGGGAATAGAGCAATTCCGTCGCTTCAGTCATGCGGTTGATGGCGTAGCGTTCCATTGCGGTTTCGCGAACCTGCATTGCATAAGCAACGATGTTTGCTGCGCTTGGCGTGTTCTTTGCGATCTCAGCGATATAAGCAAAACCGCCAACAGACGCCGTTAACGATTTACGCTCCAGTTCATCGAAAAGCGTCAGGCCATCTACTGGCTTTTGCTCACGGTGCATTCTGGTTATTTCTTCGAAAATGATTTTGTGTGGCCGGCTGTAAAATGAATCAGGCTTCAGCATCGCCAGAACCTTCTGGACGCGCTCACTGCTGTCATCATCCAGAAGCAATCCACCAATCACCGCCTGCTCTGCCTCGATGCTATGGGGCGGCGCATAAAAATTATCGGTCATCGTGTTCACCCTCACGAACTTTCAGGTAGGTATTATCGTTAAGCAGGAAATCAAATCCCTTTTTGTGCCAGACAGTTCCGCGTTGATGGTTTGGACGCTCTTCGAACATCCATCGGCAATTTTCGCCTACGTAGCTCAAATAATTTCTCCAGTCCTGCATCGTGAACCCATGCCCGTCAAGCTGGCGGGTTATCACTCCGGCTTTGCGCCAGAACGTTCGGATCTGGTTTTTACGCTTGTCATTCAGTGCGCGGATTCTTGGAGCTTCAGGAAGGATTTCGTGGTAAGCATCGACAACATCCTGACAGCTGACGGAAGGTTTTTTCTTGTCAGACTTTTTGTCTGCTGTGGCACTCTCTAATACGTCAGTATTAGAGATAATATTATTATATTCTTTATCTGTGGTAATTTGCTGGTAATCTGCTGGTACAGCATTGCTTACAGGCATTGGTATTGCTGGCTTTGAGGTGGTAATTTGCTGGTAATCTGCTGGTACAAAATTTGACTGATAATCGTCATATTTCTCTACTGAGAAAACTGAGAATTTACCGTGTGAAACCCAGTCAATCATGCCGAGTTTTTTGAACTTTCTAAGCAGGTACTGAACGCGATCTGGTTTGAGTCCTGTTTCAAACGCCAGAGAGTTTCTACCGCCAAGTAGCTTCCCTCTGCCTACCAGAATTTCTCCTGCGTCAGTCATTACATACTCAGGCGTATGCTTTGCTTTGAGGATTAAGTGAACCCACAGATGCGCTGCTTCTGCATCCTTGTAAAACGGCACATCCATAATTTTACGGTGCAGCAAGGCATACCCCTTACCGCTGCTTTGATGCGGTTGTTGTAGCCTTCTGGCCTCTCTGGCTTCGGCTAGATTAGATATGTTACTCATGACCTTTCTCCTTCTGCATCAGCTTCACTTTTTCCAACTCAGCCCGGAATCGACCAGGCTGCTTGAAGCTGGACAGGAAGCGATCACGTAGTATGTGTTTGTGAATTTTGTCCTGGTAAGGACTGAGTTGTTTTGTCATAATTACTCCTGTGGATTGATCCAGTAATTCCCTCAGAATTGCATATCAATTTGCTTAGAGTCCCCGGCGGCCACCGGGGATTTTTTCTTTGTGATTCCATCAAGCGCATACTTAAAAGCCCTACTAATCGGACTGATGTCTGATGCCATTCCGAAAGCACACAAGACTGAAGCAATAAATCTCCAGTCCGTTCTGCTTATCTTCGATTCATGACAGCCAATCATCTTTGCCAGACCGCGCTGAGTAAGCGTTGACAGGTTGATAAGTAAATCTGTTTCTGCGCGATCAACGTCGCGCTGTGATAGTTTGCTGTAACTTGTTCGTTCCATTTCTTAAGATTTCCAATAGTGAATAGCTAGTTGAAAGGTATGCGTGGAAACGCATATGGCCTTAGTTGGTCAAATATCTTGGAACTCGCTTTTCAGCGACGTAGGACGAATGTCCGTTGTTACAAAGAGCGGCTCCGCTTATTAAGCGGCTTTGTGTTCCGGCGGGAACACGTCATCAAGACTTACTTTTGCGCCTAACTTATTTAGGCACGCAACAAGAGCACGGCATGTTTTAAGGTCTGGGAAGCGACGACCAGATTCCCAATGTCCGATAGCTCCCTGTGTGCATCCAACTGCCTTAGCAAGTGTTGTTTGAGAGATATTCAGTGACTCTCGATATTTTCGTAGGTTGCTCATATGCCCTCCATAGTAACCTCGAATAAAAAATACAATATGTACTTTCCAAATACAAGCAAAAATACACATTGTGCATGGATGGTTCCAGTACAGAGCGTAATAATAAGGACATGAAAATGAAATGGTATGAACTGGCTAGATCCAGAATGAAAGAGCTCGGCATAACTCAAGAGAAGTTAGCCGAAGAGCTAGGTATGACGCAGGGTGGGATTGGACACTGGTTGCGCGGATCTCGTCATCCATCTCTTAGTGATATTGGTGTGGTGTTTAAATACCTTGGTATTGATAACATATCATTCAACCACGACGGGACATTTTCACCTGTTGGCGAATACTCATCGGCCCCAGTTAAAAAACAATATGAGTACCCTGTATTTTCTCATGTTCAGGCTGGGATGTTCTCTCCAGAACTCAGAACCTTTACCAAAGGCGATGCGGAGAGATTGGTAAGCACAACCAAAAAAGCCAGTGACTCTGCATTCTGGCTTGAGGTTGAAGGTAACTCAATGACCGCACCAACAGGTTCCAAACCCAGTTTTCCTGACGGGATGTTAATTCTGGTTGACCCTGAGCAAGCTGTTGAGCCCGGCGATTTCTGCATAGCCAGACTTGGTGGTGATGAATTTACCTTCAAGAAACTGATCAGGGATAGCGGTCAGGTGTTTTTACAACCACTAAACCCACAGTACCCAATGATCCCATGCAATGAGAGTTGTTCCGTTGTGGGGAAAGTTATCGCCAGCCAGTGGCCTGAAGAGACGTTTGGGTGATATATGTGAAATGCATATATTGATATAAATGCAGCAATATCAAATAGTTAAAAGGTTATATTTTTAATGAATGATCTTGATAAGAAAAAGTACGACCAAGTTATTGATTCTGTGAACTTCGCCCTTAGATCGTTGTCAGAGTTATTCGAAGCCCATGGAATGCATGGGATGTATGATCTAACGAATCCAAGCCTTGATGAGCTAAAATTAGTGTTTACAAGGATGAAAAACGGTGTTGACTCTATTGCTCAAAGCTTTGAGCACATGGTAGAGACAGCAAAGGATATGGATGCCGCAAGTGCAAGCATAAATGTTATGAACATCAAACAAGGATTGATGTATGCTGAATCACTATTGCTTGCTGTAGAGAAATTAGACTATGATAAATGTGTGGAAGCAAATACGCAGATAAAAACCCACGATCTTCCACCAACCCAATGGCCTTAATAGTAAATCAAGATTTCATATAGTCTATTTGAACTAGGCTAGTACCATAAAATAAACCGAGGAAACGCAATGAAAACCATGTCTACTCTGCACAAAGATGCAATGACCCTGAGATCTCTCATTAACGAGATTCTGGCTCGCTCGTCAGCACACACCAAAAAAGCCGCATAATGCCTACATAACCCGGCCTCAGCGCCGGGTTTTCTTTGCCTCACCCCCCACCTAAAGACACATAACCAAATGTATTTATTGAAAAATAAATAGATACAACTCACTAAACCACGCAATTCTGATCTCTCCTTACATCGCCGAGGCGATACACCCACGCTAAAAAACAACACTATTAAATACAAAGTGTTATAAAAAATCACCCCATTTTAGAACAAATCGTATTGACCCAATAAAGTACATATCGTACTATTTAACCGTCAGCAGGACGCTGGAAGCCAAACGGAACAGACTGGCAGGCTCTTTAAACAACGTCGAACTCTCGACTACGTGGCTGAAAAGCCAGATCACCCAACCACATGAGCTGTGGGATGCAATGCCGAAGCAACCGTCTCAGGAGGAGCTTCGAGATTGCATCACCAAAGTTTATTCGGGAGGAATCTATGTCCAGAAAAACAGAATTTAAAGGCACCTCAGCTTCTCGTCGTAGAGCTCGTCGCGCAAACCTGCAAAGTCAGGAGGCGATTAGCTCCGACAAGCTACACAGACCAACCCCCTCTCGAGTGGTCTTGCAATGCAAGCGCAAACCAGCAATGAGAGCAGAAGTAATAACACTGACAACGTTGACCAGAAAATATGAAGGCTCAACTTGTCTTCCAAATGTAGCTCTTTACGCGGCAGGCTACAGGAAATCAAAACAACTGACAGCAAGGTGACTTGTGTTGGTCGCCAGAAAATAAAATTAGGCAGCAAACCACTTATTTGAGGTGATATATGGAAGAACAAGCAAACAAGATTCTCGTAGAACTATTGCAAAAAGCCAGTAATGGAATAGACGCGGCTGTTTCATTTAGCCAGGCACAGATTCCTGATGTTATCCATCAGTTGCTGCTATGGAATATGGTTGACAGTCTGATTAAAACATTAATAGCCATTCTAACAATCCCACTGGTTTTCTGGTTTATGAAGAAGCAGTGCCAAAGAGTTGAGATAGGTAAAATCGGTAATGAAGGATATTCATGGGAGAAGGGAAATCCCAAATACAGGCCGACAATGGTTTGGGATAGCAAAGGTGATATTGATCTTCTTATCATGCCATTGGTTGGAGTTTTGACTCTGTGGGGGATTTTTATTATTGGTGCAGTAACCAATATGACTTGGTTAAAAATTTGGCTGGCCCCAAAGCTTTACCTTATCGAATATGCAGCATCATTGGTTAAGTAATTTCAGGCCGCATAGTCGGCCTTTATTTTTGGCATAAACAACAGAATAAACACTGCACTGTGTATTCATTCCAACGAGTGAATACACGGAGCAATGTCGCTCGTAACTAAACAGGAGCCGACTTGTTCTGATTATTGGAAATCTTCTTTGCCCTCCAGTGTGAGGGCTTTTTTATATGCATACCAATAACGCTTCACTCGAGGCGTTTTCGTTATGCAATCAAATATAAGGAGTTACCCATGATGCACTTTCAGCTCGCGGGTAGCGGCGTCATGTCCGCTTTCTACCCGCACGAATCTGAATTATCACGCCGAGTTAAACAATTAATCAGAGCAGCAAAGAAACAACTGGAGGCGTTATGCGCAATGAAATAGCCATTAATCACCAGATGCTTCGTGCTGCACAGAACAAAGCAGTAATAGCCCGATTTATTGGTGATTCAAAAATGTGGCTTGAAGCAAATAAAGCGATGAAATCAGCTATCAACCTTCCGTGGTATCGCAGGAAATGAGTTTTACAGATAACTGGTCAGACGAAGAATTCATTCGTCAGATGAAAGAAATGCTCAATCAGCACAAAGAACAGGAGAAAGATGATGATTCTGACTCTGAATGATAAGCGTGAAATATCGCAAATAATCGCAAGTTTTACTGATGAAGATTACGAACGAATCAACAGTGAAGTTGATCGCCTCTGCAAACGTTGCGACCCAATAAGCGAAATGCTTCGCTCATATAAACCAGATGAACACACTAAGGACGCTATCGACTGGCTGGAAGATGATGACTGTAACTATCAGGAAAAAGCCGCTGAATGGTTCTGGGATGCAATAACCGAAAGAGTTAAGGCTGAATATGCCTTCGCAATATTCAAACGCAGACACATTTTTGGAGAAGCTGCATGAGCAATATCGTTGAATTCGTTAAACAGCAGGAGCAGTTATTCTGCGGAGCATTGACTGAACAGACGGTGACATGGGCTAAGGAAAGCCAGTTTGCAATTCAGTATTTCCAGAAAAACGATTACCTGGCTAAAACAGCACTGGCAAATCCAACCAGCGCACAGAACGCCATCATCAATGTTGCGGCGATCGGCATCACCTTAAACCCGGCCAGCAAACTGGCTTATCTGGTTCCGCGCGACGGCATGGTGTGCCTTGATATCAGTTATATGGGATTGCTCCATATTGCAATGGAGTCTGGTGTTATCTCATGGGGTCAGGCAAAACTTGTTCATGCTAACGATACCTATGAGTCAAACGGGCTTGATAAAGCACCAACCCATAAATACAACGCCTTCGGTGATCGTGGTGATATCGTTGGCGTTTACTGCACAGTTAAGACGCCAGCAGGTGATTATCTAACGGAAGAGATGAGTCTGGCTGAAATTGAGGCTGTAAGGAAAACAAGCAAGGCGGCCTTCAGCGATAAAGGACCATGGGTAAATCACTGGAATGAGATGGCGCGAAAGACGGTCGTAAAGCGTGCAAGCAAGTATTGGCCTAAGGCATCACGTCTTGATAGTGCTATTCACGTACTAAACGAAGAAGAAGGTGTGTGGACTGAACCAGTTATGCCGCACAAATCAGAGGAAGATATCCGCGAAGATGAACGGAAACGCCAGCAGGAAATAACGGATAAAGCACAACTTCTTTGTGATGAAATGGCTCAGGCAGAAAACATGGATGATTTGAAGCGATATTTTGCAGAAGCATATCGCCTGACATCTGGAATGAAATTGCAGCAGAACGTACAAGCCATTTACGCAGAATGCAAAGCGAAACTGGAGGTTGCCAGTGAGCAAACTGTATGAAATTGCCAATGAATACGCAAAGCTGATGGATTCAGATTTAGAACCAGAGATGATTGCTGACACAATAGAAGGCATGGAAGGAGAATTTACCGATAAAATAGAGCAACTTCTTGCCATTATTAAAAATGAATCTGGTTATGCTGAATGCCTCAAGGAAGAGGCAAAGTCACTAAATGAACGAGCCGCAGTAATTCAAAATAAGATTGACAACATTATGGCGTATATAGCGTCATCGCTTGAAATGGTTGGCAAGAAAAAGATTCGAGCAGGTATTCACCAGGTAACAATCCGCAAACCGTCAGAAACTGTAGAAATCATCGACTCAAGCGCCATTCCTCCTGAATACGTTGAGTTTGAAACGACAATTAAAGCCGACAAGTTGGCAATCAAACACCAACTAAAAGCAGGAATAAATATCCCCGGCGCTCAACTCAAAGTTGGGAAACCTTCACTTCTTATCAAATAACGGTATCGCCTATGAAAAAGACTCCATGGGAGAAATGGGAAGTCGATTTCTTACGCGAAGTAGCGGCGACAATGCCAGTTGAAGTTATCGCTGAAAAACTGGAAAGGACTGAAAAAGCAGTAATGGCGAAAGCAACAAGGATTGGCGCTGACATTGTTAGCCGACTTCGTGGAAGACGATGGACAAGAGCCGAAGTATCACTTTTCGGTAAGTTCTCCGCAGAAGAAATAGCAATTGCAACCTGCCGCTCAATTTATTCAGTAAGAGCTATGCGATACAAGCTAAAAAAACTCGATGAAGAAAGAGCAGGCATACGAATAAATTAACATGGAGTAATTAACAATGAAGCTAAACATAGACCTAGGCAAATATGTTATTACCGGAACCAAACACGATCTGATTCTTAGCGAAAGAGGAATTCTCAAAGAAGGCGAGAATGCAGGGAAAGAAACACTAAGCCGTATCGGTTATTACAGCAAGTTTGAGCATCTGGTTAAAGAATTATGCAACCGTGAAATCCTGTTATCTCAGGCGCAGACGCTACAGGATATTCAGCAACATATCGAGACTTTAGGTGTGTCACTTAGCATGGCTGTTGACCAGTTCGTGGAGAGTAAATCATGAGAGGACTTGCATACAATCCCGGCATTCTTCCGGCAGAAATGATTATTCGTCAACGCGTAAAGCCAATGCCATCGAGAGAGGAATTGCTTAAGAGAAAGAGTTTCGGTTCTGTTAATGACAACAAATATCTGAATGCGATGTGGCGTAAAGGAGGCAACCAGTGAGTAATTCAGCACGACTACAGCTTGGTTTTTCACCGCTATCAAAAACTATCATGCTGGCAAAAATGCGCGATGTTGAAGGTGGACGTATGCGCGTTGGCAATGATCCAGGTCGTGATGTTACCAATGAGGCCGCTCAATTGGTGTGGCGACTGGTCATGGCTGAAGGTGGTGAGATAGTGTGGGAGCTGGATGATGGTTCTCGCATGGTGTTGAAGGCAGAAAAGCAGGAGGCAACCAGTGAGCAAGATTGACTATCAGGCACTGCGTGAGTTAGCAAAACAGGCAACACAGGGTGAATGGGTCGCATTTATTTCGCCGGGCAAATACGGCACGTACGCCGTACACACACCAGGTGATAATCATCACGGAGATATTGTCGACTGGCCAGGATTCGACGAACAGAAAAACGCAGAGAACAACGCTCGTTATATCGCAGCTTTCAACCCTGAAGTAGTGCAGGCGCTGCTGGATGAACGGGAAAGAAACCAGCAATACATCAAATCACGCGACCAGGAGAACGAGGAAATTGCGCTAACGGTAGGGAAGCTGCGTGTTGAGCTGGAAGCCGCAGAGAAGCGCAACGCAAAATTACAAAGCGAGAATGCATACATCCGCAACCGGTTCAAAGAACTGGACCTGTTAATCGGGAAAAACATTCTGGTCATGCAGGCTGCCATTATAGAATGGCAGGCAACTGGCGACGCTAAGAGCGGACTGGCATGGATTTATAACACACTGTTTGACCCAGGCGAATTGCCGGACGAATCTGAGAAAGATGCTCAGGCCTACTTTAATCGCAAATATGCACCGATTGACGAAAAGCTTATGGAGCTTCACGAGTGGTTTTGGGAACAAAGTAAAGCCGAGCGCGCCGCTGGCATTCGCATCAAAGGAGAGTGATATGAGCACTATCACTAAAGAACGTATCGAATTGTTCATTAAAAATCCGCTTGAAAACGGACTTACCCGTGGCGAACAAATGGAACTGGCACGGATTGCACTGGCATCGCTGGAAGCCGAACCTGTAAGCCAAACTTACAAGTTTCCAGTTAATACACCTTGCCAGGATGCGCCAGCCCATATCTGGCTGCAAACGGCTGGAGTATGGCCAGAAGATGGCGAGTTAAGCGAATTAACGTGGTGCAGCCACAATCAGCACCATGATGACACGCTATTTGTTCGAGCTGACCTTGTGAATGGCAACTCTCCGGTAACTCCGGATGGTTGGATAAGCTGTAGTGAGCGAATGCCGGAGAAATACGATTTCGATATCTGGGTATTCTCTCCATCCAGAGGCGTTCTTGACGGGCTACAGTGGGATGGCTCGATGTTTACTGATGATGAATATCAGTTCGTTATTCATGACGCCACGCATTGGATGAGAAAAGCATATCCAGCAGCACCGCAGCAGGATGGTGAATGATGCCGCCAGTTAAAGTTGTGATTATCACTTTGGTGATGATAGTGATTGCGAGAATCATGTCTGGTGAAGTTTGGTGGATATGGTAATGGCTAAGGCAGCAGCAGAGCGCAACTAACAATCCTCGCACTCGCGGGGATTTCTTTTATCTGAACTCGCTACGGCGAGTTTTATTTTATGGAGATGACAAATGCACTTCCGAGTCACAGGTGAATGGAATGGAGAACCATTCAACAGAGTTATCGAAGCCGAGAACATCAGCGACTGCTATGACCACTGGATGCTGTGGGCGCAGATAGCACATGCAGACGTAACCAACATTCGAATTGAAGAACTGAAAGAACACCAAGCCGCCTGATGGCGGTTTTTTGGGGGTAGTAGATGGCTGCAATTCACATTATATCAATAACATGCAATGTAATTCAGATAGTTGCTTGCATTATCTTTGTTTTCTCAATCATTCGCTCCCGACGATATTCTCCAGCAATTAACCGACATCCTGCACAGGTTGAAGCAGTCAGGATGGCTATAGAGTTACGAAATGAGATGAATAAGGCATTAATGGAGATGGAGAAACCATTCACTGACAAACATTAAGAGTGGAAATAAAGAAATCACACCGCCTCACACTCGGTGAGGCCTGTTCATTGCTCAATGATATCCAGACCTACCATCGCCGCATCAATGCGGCTTTTTCTTGCGTGTAATTGCGGAGACTTTGCGATGTACTTGACACTTCAGGAGTGGAACGCTCGCCAGCGACGCCCAAGAAGCCTTGAAACAGTTCGTCGATGGGTGCGCGAATGCAGGATATTCCCTCCTCCGGTTAAGGATGGAAGAGAGTATCTGTTCCACGAATCAGCGGTAAAGGTTGACTTAAATCGACCAGTAACAGGTAGCCTTTTGAAGAGGATCAGAAATGGGAAGAAGGCGAAGTCATGAGCGCCGGGATTTACCCCCTAACCTTTATATAAGAAACAATGGATATTACTGCTACAGGGACCCAAGGACGGGTAAAGAGTTTGGATTAGGCCGAGACAGGAGGATAGCAATCACTGAAGCAATACAGGCCAATATTGAGTTACTCTCAGACAGCGGACGCAAATCACTAATAGACAGAATTAAAGGCGGTGACGCAATCACTCTTCATGTGTGGCTTGACCGATATGAAACAATCCTCACCGAAAGGGGGATCAGGCCGAAAACTCTACTCGACTACGCCAGCAAAATCAGGGCAATCCGAAGAAAATTGCCGGACAAACCGCTCACTGACATATCAACGAAAGAAGTGGCAGCAATGCTAAACACCTACGTAGCAGAAGGTAAAGCAGCTTCCGCAAAATTAATCAGGTCAACCCTTGTTGACGTTTTTCGTGAAGCAATAGCCGAGGGGCATGTGGCAACGAATCCGGTAACGGCAACCCGTACAGCAAAGTCAGAAGTAAGGCGCTCAAGGCTGACAGCTAATGAGTATGTCGAGATTTACCATGCAGCCGAACCTCTCCCTATCTGGCTAAGACTGGCGATGGATTTGGCCGTCGTTACAGGGCAGAGAGTCGGCGATTTGTGCAGAATGAAATGGTCAGACATAAACGACAACCATCTTCACATTGAACAGAGTAAAACAGGGGCTAAACTCGCCATTCCGCTAACGCTAACGATTGACGCGCTCAATATCTCATTGGCTGATACACTACAGAAATGCAGGGAGGCCAGCAGCAGTGAAACTATAATCGCATCAAAGCATCACGATCCGCTTTCCCCGAAAACAGTATCAAAGTATTTTACAAAGGCGAGAAATGCATCTGGACTCTCATTTGATGGAAACCCGCCAACATTCCATGAACTGCGTAGCCTGTCAGCGAGGCTATACCGGAACCAGATTGGCGATAAGTTTGCTCAACGTCTTCTCGGGCATAAATCAGATTCAATGGCGGCGCGGTATAGGGACAGCCGTGGACGGGAATGGGACAAAATTGAAATCGACAAATGA